AAGCAAATATTAATTCTTCATAAGATATAGTCTAATCCTTATTGAAAAATAAGGTAGAGGAAATGTACAGGTAACCCTCAAATTACTTTTTGGAAAGTAACATACCGCAGATACACTAACTTTGCAATTGAATCAATTGAGCAAACTTTCAATGGACAAGCTGATTTCGGTCGCCGTGTCCAATGCGTGATCTCCAGAAATGGTGATCTTGCATACCGCACATACCTTCAGGTAACTCTTCCTGAGATTAACCAACTTATGGGTCTCGGAAACTATTCTACTGGAGAAAACACTGGTGTCTATGCCCGTTGGCTTGACTTCCCTGGTGAGCAAATTATTGCCCAGGTTGAGGTTGAGATTGGAGGTCAACGCATTGATCGCCAATATGGTGACTGGATGCACATCTGGAATCAACTTACTATGACCGCTGAGCAACAACGTGGATACTTCAAGATGATTGGTAACACTACCCAACTCACCTTCATCACTGATCCTTCTTTCTCTGATGTTGAATCTCCTTGTGACTCATTCGCACCTCGTCAGGTTTGTGCTCCTCGCAATGCTCTTCCAGAAACTACTCTTTATGTTCCTCTTCAATTCTGGTTTTGCACAAACCCTGGTCTTGCCCTTCCTCTTATTGCTCTTCAATATCACGAGGTCAAGATCAATCTTGATATTCGTCCTATTGATGAATGTCTTTGGGCTGTCACCACCCTTAACTGCAACACCAATCCTTACTCTGGACAATCTGGACAATACACCGTTGGACGCCCTGTTCCTGCCACTATTGCCTATAACCAGTCTTTAGTTGCTGCCTCTCTATATGTTGACTACGTATTCCTTGATACTGATGAACGTCGCAGAATGGCTCAGAACCCTCATGAGTACCTCATTTCTCAACTCCAATTCACTGGTGATGAGTCTGTTGGTTCTTCTTCTAACAAGATCAAGCTCAACTTTAACCACCCTGTTAAGGAGCTCATCTGGGTTGTCCAAGCTGATCAGAACGTTGATTATTGCTCATCTTTAACCTGTGATGCTCTTCTTTTCAAGGTTCTTGGTGCTCAACCTTTCAACTACACTGATGCCATTGATGCTCTTCCTAACGCTGTCCATGCTTTTGGAGGACCGGCTGCTATTGCTCAAGACTCCCGTGCTTTTATTGACGCTCAAGGTCTTTTCCAAGATGCTGGAGCCCTTGACTACATCCCTGGTGCTGGTTTCACCGGATACTGGCACGGACCTTCTAACCCTTACAATGAAGTCAATCTTGGTGGTCCTCAAGTCCCTCTTCCTACCGGAACTCCTGCTGATATTGCCAAGATTTATGCTGCTACTGGCGGATCTCATCTTGATAACTCTGGTGTCTCTGATGCCGGAACATTCGTTCTTACTGAGACCTCTCTTGACATGCATTGTTGGGGACAGAATCCTATTGTTACCGCTAAGCTTCAACTTAACGGACAGGACCGCTTCTCAGAGCGTGAAGGTTCTTACTTCTCTTGGGTCCAACCTTACCAAGCCCACACACGTAACCCTGATGAGGGTATTAACGTGTACAGCTTTGCTTTGAGACCTGAAGAACATCAACCTTCAGGCACGTGCAACTTTTCCAGAATTGATAACGCAACTCTTCAGCTCGTTCTTTCTAACGCAACTGTTGAGGGTACCAAGACTGCTAAGGTTCGCGTGTATGCTACCAATTATAACGTCCTTCGTATTATGAGTGGCATGGGTGGATTAGCATACTCAAATTAGAAAAATTGTTACGATTTATCGTGTCATACTTTTTCATATATTTTAATAATTAATTTACCGCTTTTTAATTATTAAAGCAAAAAACAATATAAAGACAAATCACTAAGTAATATATAAAATGAGCGTAGATATTGTTAATCTCATAGAAAGCAACCCGATTACCAAATTAAATGGTAATTACCAATCAAAATTAGTTGAAAAGGTCCAAAAAAACTTTAATAAATATGAACAACAAATGTTTTTAGCCAGTTTTTACTGCTATTTGAACTATGATTACAAGAATGATTTTGTCATTGACTTGGATAATGTGTGGCAATGGTTAGGTTTTTCAAATAAAGCTCATTCAAAGAATTTATTAGAAAAACAATTTATGATTACTAAAGACTATAAAATTTTGCTCACGCAGCCGAGTGAGCAAAAAAATGCTCATGAAGCTTCGGGAGCAAAAAAAGATGCAAGAGGTGGTCATAATAAAGAAAAAATTATGTTAAATATTGATACCTTTAAAAAATTTTGTTTAAAAGCTGGAACTAAAAAAGCAGATGAAATTCATGAATATTTTATTAAATTAGAAGGTTTGTTACAAGAAGTTTTATTAGAAGAAACAAATGAATTAAAACAACAATTATTGCATGTAGAAGACAAAAATAAACAAGAATACGAAGACAAATTAGCCAAACAGAAAATTTTAGAAAGAGAGAAAATATTATTGAAAGAGTATGCAACAATTGGTTCTATTTTTTATGTAATCAAAGTCAAAACATTTGAAAACGGACACTATATTCTCAAAATAGGAGAAAGCCGAATTGGAATCACAAATCGTTACAAAGAACATAAAAGTAAGTATCCAGAATGTCTTCTATTGGATTGCTTTGCCGTTAACAAAAGCAAAGACTTTGAGTCCTTTATAAAAGAACACGAATTAATAAAAGATTCTAGAGTCAATGATTTACCTGGACATGAATCTGAATTAGAATTATTTTTAATTGGAAAGAAACTTTCTTATCAAAAATTATTAGAAATAATAAATAATAATCTTAAATATTTTCATCAAAATGATAATCACAAGTTAGAATTGGAAAATGAACAACTAAAATTAAAACTTCAAATGCAAACTGCAAATAGTGAAAATAGTATGGTACAAGAATTGTTGAATATGGTAAAATTATTGTCTACAAAAATAGAGAGACTGGAAAAGTCAAATAAAGAAGTGTTAGAAAAATTAAACGCTTCACAAACAAAATTAGTTACAGGTTTTCAACAACCTCTTCCAACATTAGGTCCGCGTCTTCAAAAAATTAACCCAGAAACGTTTGAACTTGTAAAAGTTTATGAATCTGTAAGTGAACTTATGAAAGAGAATTCAGATATAAAAAGACCTAGTATAAATAAAGCTGTTGTAGAAAATACAATTTATCATGGTTTTAGATGGCTTCTTGTAGATAGAGAATTAGATGCAAATATAATTCATCATATAGAACCTACCAAGCAAACAATTATTAAAAATCCAGGATATATTGCCAAATTAAATGACAAACAAACTACTATTATAAACGTATATTTAGACAGAAAAACTGCTTCACAATGTAATGGTTATGAATCTAGTTCTGCATTAGATAATCCAGTAAAAAACCTTACAATTACAAAGGGTCATTATTATATGTTATATGATAATTGTGACCAAAATCTAAAAGATGAATTTGAAACTACTCATGGCGAACCACTTTTATATAAAAATGGTGTTGGTCAATACGACCAAGAAAATAATCTTGTCAAAGAATTCTCATGTAAATATGATTGCATTAAATGTTTGGCAATGAGCGATAAAACATTAGCAAAAGCACTAGATAAAAATATTCTTTATCAAGGATATTTTTATAAAAGTTTGGGTAGTAAGTTGCAGATATAAAAATATTTTTATAAATTTTTTATTCTTTCATAAAAGTTTATTATTCAAATACTTTACCCTTCTTCATTTTCTTCAACTATTTCTTTCTCTTCCTCTTCTAATTCTACATAACTATTATCTCTCCATTCTACTTTTCTACTATTAAACAGCTTATTCATATTAATAATTTCTGGTTTAGCAGTATCTGAAGTAAATAGCTTTGAAATTTGTTCATCATCACGAAACCGAATTGTATAAGTTTGTTGAATATTATTTCGTCCAATTCGCCCCATAGCTTGTATCAACTTTTCTTGAGTTAAATCCAAATCTTTACTCAAGAAACCATGACAAAATTGATAATTGGTACCATAAATATAATCACTTGATGCAATAATCATATACAACTTTTGTTCTTCTGCCAATTTCTTCATGATTTCTGTATAAGTAATATTTTCATGATTAATGAATACACCAATACCCATCATCAATAATACTTTCCAAGAATTTTCTACACCTTTTAATGCCATAATATCACAAACAAATTGCTCATCTACATTACTAGTAAATGATCCAGATGTCTGCAAGTTTGCAGTCCATTTATCCAAATGCATTTTTTTATTAGGAATAAATGCATCATTTAGAGATGCTGATTTTATTAAACTCCTCAACGAATTAACCTCATTTACCAATCTATTCAATTTCCCTTTACTTTCCATTTCTTCAGGAGAATCACGTGACATTTTTTTTGAATCTTTACTGCTTTTATTTCTACCAGAAATAGTAGTTCCATTATGAAAGCTTGAAACATTATTTTTACATTGTTGTTCATTTTGTTCTTTTATTAGTTCCACATCTGATTCTAATATATGTAGTCGCTCATTAATAGCATTATTGTATTCAATTTTCTTCATTAAATCATCCATCACTATAGCAGGTATATTTGCTTGTTGAATACAAAACTTTGCAATTTTTTCAACATCATTGGAAATAAAGATCGTAGGTCCTGATGTCAAAGTATAAGCATCTTTTGTAGTAACATATACACCTGATGTTCCAACTGCTTCTTCTTTTGGTATTTGTTCGCTAGCTAGACGAGTAAGAGGGGCACCAGCGAGTGTAGAACTACTTATACCAGGACCTATACTTTTCGCCTTTGTAATTTTATTACCCTTTGCATCAATACTAGTATTTTCTACAATTCTAGGCTTTCTTAAACGCATAAAATGGTTATAAATAATTGACCATTTGTCTTTAGAAATATTTAGTAATAAATTTATATAATACATTTTTATGTTTTTCATATTTATATCATCTAGTGTTTCAAAGTGTCTATCTAAATTTGTTCTTAAATTTCCATATTGATTCGCATTTACATAGTCAATTAAATCACAGACTTCTTTCAAGTCAAAATAACGCAACATTGTCAAATGTTCGCTACAATGTTTTGCAATTTGCAAAATATCAGCATATTTGTCACTTAAGTAATGTGGTACCACAACTAACCCGTCTTTATTAATAATTGGAATAGATTTTTTACAATCATGACTAACAATATTGCAAATCTCTGCGCCTGGAAATTTCATTATGAAATCAGGAATACTCTCAGTTAGTTCATGTTGTTTAGGTAATGTAGCAGATGATAACACCATATTTGGTATCATATTTTGCTTCCAGTTATCCTGAATAGTTTTATGAATATCATGCGATACATAGTCCATTGTAATAGTCGGTTCATCCCAATAAGTAATAATATTATCCGCTTCAAAGAATGCAAGCATATAATACATTGCAGGTAAATAAGAACGAATATCACAAATTATTATTTCAACATTATCACCAACGCTATTATCTACTTTTCCAATACCTCCAGTCCGTTTATTTCTAGTAAACACTTTTGCCGCAAAATAATGCAAACGAATATCATCGGCACTAGAGCAACCAAAGGCAAACGCTATTTTCTTTTTTACTGAAATGGCGGCCTTTGCCAAAGCTAAACCAACATGTCTAGCAGCACATACAAAGATAATTTTTTTTTGCTCGGATAGTGCAATAGGCGTTAATGTTTTCCCTGTACCGGTTGGAGCCATATAAAGCACCAATTTTGGTCTTGGATTTTTGCAAATAGTAAATATTTCTTTCTGATGCTCATATAGAGTTAAATCCGAATATTTCAATAAATTTTCATTTTTTTCAATAAAATCTACTGCATTTTGAATAATAGAAATTTTGTGTATATTTTCTTCAAATATATCTAATACTCGTCTTGTTAAACTAACAACATGTCTATTAAGCCGAATAATATTATTACGTATTAATTTATAAAGAGTATAATAATGAAAATGAAACATTTTTTCATTTCCAGGTTTATTATTTTTCAATAATTTTTCTATATGTTCTAATAATAGAAATTCATAAATATCGTTTTTTTTAAGAGAACTTTCATCAAACCGCTCTAACCTAACTTTATCAGCTGAATTTATTTTTACATCACTATCTAGTTTTAATCCTTTGTATGTAGAAAATAGTTTTTTAATTATATCTTCAACTTTATCAGCACGTTCGCGCAAATACTTGTTATACAAATAATCTTCCATTTTTTCTGAATATTCTATCTTTAAGAATGTAAAGATAGAATTATTATTATTTATCTTTACATTTACATTATGATAACCCTGAACAATCATATTTAATACATCAATTTCTTGCGCAGATACTGATATTTCAATAGAGTCCCATTCTGATTTATTAAGCTTTCTTTGTTGTAAATCCATTATGTGAATCTGTATATAGAATTTGTGCAATTATATTTAAATAGATTTTATTATTCATTTTTTTTTAAATTGAAACAAAAAAACAAAATGAATATAAATTATATAAGTGCACTTAATATGTCTCAAACGAATTATTGTATTATTTCTATTGAAGGAAATATTGGTTCTGGAAAAACGACACTCATGAGGGAGTTAAAAGAAAAATATAAAAACAATGAACAAGTTATATTTTTAAAAGAACCTGTAGACGAATGGGAAACTATTAAAGATTCTAATGGTGTAACTATTTTGGAGAAATTCTATGTAGATCAAGAGAGATATTCATTTGCTTTTCAAATGATGGCATATATTTCTAGGCTGAATTTATTAAAACAATCACTACAAAATATTGACCCATATAAAAAATATGTTATTATTACAGAGCGGAGTTTAAATACCGACCGACATGTATTTGCCAAGATGCTATACGAAGCCGGTAAAATGGAAGATGTATGCTATCAAATTTATTTGAATTGGTTTGATGCATTTTCGCAAGATTTTCATATAAAAAAAATTATATATGTGAAAGTAGAGCCAGAAATTTGTCATAGACGTATTTCAAAAAGAGCTAGAGAAGGAGAAGATTGTATTCCATTAGAATATTTAGAAAGCTGTCATAAATATCATGAAGAAATGTTGCAAAGTATGAATCAAAATACAGAAAATTTAATTTTAGATGGAAATATAGACATTCATGAAAAATTGGATCAAATGGAAGATTGGTTATATCAAATCAATCATTTTATTCATTAGAAAAAATAAATTAAAAATTTATAAATAATTTATTTTTTAGAGTTAGATTTAGACTTTTTAGATTCAGACTTTTTAGATTTAGATTTAGACTTTTTAGATTTAGATTTAGACTTTTTATAACCCATACCTGTTCCACGATGAGGTTCAACAATACTAGTTTCATCACGAGGACGAGCATGAGAACGAGTTGCGCGAGGTTCAATTACTATTGGTCCTGGTTCAGGAGTACCAGGACATGTTCCATCTCCTATAAAATAATGATATCCAAATGATTCCCAATCATCCAAAGATTTATGTATTCCTTTTAAAATTTCAGATGGGTCCATTTTTAGATTTGTTTTTTTACTTATTCTAAAATCTTTCCATAATCCTAAATTTTTTGGCTCTGAAATAGTCTCTTCTAATTTTTTTAAAATTTTTTTATTTTTTAATATTGTATCTCTATACATTTGAATCATTTGCATTTGTTTTTCTTTTTTATCACTACTAATAGGTATTTCAAAAAAAGCAAGTAAAGAATAAGATTGACATAACATATCATTTACATCTTCGTCCCAATTTTGATCACCATTTTTATAACTGCATATATCAAATTCTTCAATTTTTTCTTGTGGATTAGTAATTCTTTTTCCTTCTCTAGGTTTATCTACTACTACCTTTTTTCCTGTTAACATATGATGATCAAGCCTACCTATTTTTGTAACCTTTAATTTATATTTTTTTGCTAATTCTGGATATAATGCTCGTATATCCGATCTTATAGTTTTGTCTCCAAATATTTGATTTATAAATGTAAACTGCTCCCTAGAAAATTCTTTTAATACTTCATTACATTCTTTAAAATTATTTTTTTCCAATGATTTGTGATATCTTTCTTCAAGATATCTTTCTTTAAGATCTGTTTCCATAGTTAATATAATAGTATATTTTTTCTAAATATATTTTAATGTTAAATTATATGTCAGAAAACAAAAATCCTATAATTGTAAAATGTCCACACTGCGAAGAATATATAGAAATACTTGAAATAAATTGTGCTATTTTTCGTCATGGAATATTTAAAGATTCAGGGCAACAAGTTGACCCACATGCTTCAAAGGAACTATGTACTAAATATATTGAAAATAATTTAATATATGGTTGCGGTAAACCATTCAAAGTCATTATAAAAGATAATATACTAGAAACAGAAATATGTGAATATATATAAAAAAATTGAATATAAAAACTATTATATAAATAATACTAGAATACAATCATATGAAAATAATGGCAACCACTTTATCACTATCTGCTTTAATTAATCGTTGTTTTAAATATGTAAATGTTACAACACAATTTTATAAAATAGATGAGTCTCATGGTCTAAAACATAGCATGGAAGTATTTAGGTTTGCAAAACATATTTACGAAAGCGAACTTTTAAAAAATCCATTTTTAGAAACTCAAAAAGAAATTATTTTTGGAGCGGCTATTGGTCATGATATGTGTGATAAAAAATATATGAATGAGACTGAAGGTATAATAAAATATACAAAATATTTATGTGAATTTATGTCACCAAGTGATCTAGAAATAATGGGTAAAATTATTTCTACAATGTCTTATTCAAAGGTTAAACTTAATGGTTTTCCTGACTTAGGCGAGTATCAGTTAGCTTATCATATTGTAAGAGAGGCAGACTTACTTGCAGCTTATGATATTGATAGATGTATTATGTATACTATGCATCGTGACAATTGTAATTATACAGATGCGTTAAAAGATGCAGTAAATTTATTTGAAAATAGAGTATTTAAAATGCGTTCAGATAGACTTTTTAAAACTTCTTATTCTAGAAGAGAGTCTTTAAAGCTACATCGCAAAGCAGAAAAAGATGTAGATTCTTTACACCTTTTCTCATTTAAAACGCCCGCTTTATGGGCGTAAATGAGTAAAAGTAACTGTTGCCATTGCGCATTTTTAATGCGAAATAGTGTAAAATATATAATAAGTAATGAATATAAAGATATAAAATAAATATATATAATGATGATCTGCAATTCAGTAATAAATTTTTCAAAAAAAATACCAATAACAAAACAAGTTCCAAAAATAATTTTTAATTTTGAATATAATTTATTTTTTGATGGTTGTAGTAAAGGTAATCCTGGTTTAGCAGGAGCAGGAGCAGTGATTTATAAAAATGAGGAAGAAATATGGTCAGGGTCATGTTTTGTAGGAAAAAATTCAACAAATAATCAAGCAGAATATTCTGGACTAATTTTAGGTCTTAAAAACGCAATAGATATGAAGATAAAAAATATATTAGTAAAAGGAGATAGTCAACTTGTCATTTGTCAAATGACAGGAAAATATAAATGTAGTTCGCCTAATTTACTTGAATTTTATCAAACTGCTAAAAATTTGGAAAAAGAGTTTGAAAAAATTGAATATGTTCATGTATTACGAAATCTTAATAATAGAGCAGATGAATTATCAAATGATGGTTTA